CAGCATCAATGGTAAGGTTATGTGCAATACCATTCAGGGTTGTATCTGCAATATCCAAAACCCCAGTAAGGTTCAGTAAACGAATTTCAATCTGACTGATTCTAACAATGATGTTATCCAGGGAAGCCCAATCAGAAGCAAGTTCTTTGAAATAATCATCAATTGCCTGTTCTGCATAGGGTTTCAGTGCTTCCCAATCCCAACCCTCTTGGAAAGTAATTTTGGTTGCAATATCAACAGAAGTTTCATCACACCCAAGAACTGTTACAATATGCCCAATTGGGGCAATACCAACACCAGTTCCCTGATTCTGTGTTGGGTCAATCGCAGTTTGCACATTGTTCACAAGAATATCAGAAGGCTTTTCAAAATCAGAATTGATAATTACAAGCTTAACTGTACCCCCGCCATTCCAAACAGGATAAACTTTTACACCACCAACACCATCAAGGGAATTGGTTTTTTCTTTGTAGTCCGTAACATTTCCACCAAAAGCTTGTGAATCTAAAGAATCATAGTAACGCTGCCTTAAATGCTCTGTACTTTCTTCATCTTCACCAGGAACAAGCACTTCTGTAAGTGTTGCAGTCTGCAAACCATCAATGTATTCAATGGGGATAAGTGTACCGCTTTCCACATTGCCATCATAACCAGCAGTTTCACACTGAAGCTTATAAATGCCATTGCTGATTTTTTCAATTACAACATAGTTCAGAAGGTTCAAAGAAAATCTTGTTCCAATTGCAATTTCCAGTGTGGAAGGAACAAATTCACCTTGCCTGATTGCATAGGTTGCGGGTTCAACATTTACACCCCTTTCAGCACATCTTTTAATCAGATAATCCCTTGTTTGGGTATCTGCAAAAGATTCATTCAGGATTGTATCAAGCTGAATATACATATTCTGAAGTTCAACCGCAGCGGGGGCAAGGGCATTATAAATAATGCTTCCTTCTCTTGTATCAATGTTTGGATTTTGTGCAAGCACTCTATCAAGCATTCTATCAAGAATTACTTCATAGGTTACATCTTCATACATTACACATTCACCACCTTTTCAATTTCAGCTTCACCAAAAATGGTAATAGCTGTGAACTTGCAGAAAACTTTATTCTTCTTATAATCGAATTCAAAATTTTCCACGCTTGTTATTCTGCTATCCTGAAGAAGTGCTTCACTGATTCTTCTTTCAAGTTCAGCCATAACATAAGAAATGGGTTGCCCAAACAAATCAGCAAGTTCTACACCATAATTCCAACTGAAAATCAGGTATTCATACCTTTCAATGTTTAGAATCAAGTAAATAGCTTGCTTCATTGCTTCCAACCCATCTGTAAACCCATATAACTGATTATATGAATCGTTTAGCTTGAAGGTGTTAGTTGGTCTTTCCTCAAACTCAAAATCATTTACCAGTTCATTTTCAGGGTTATTTGGAATCATACTAATCACCCCCTAATTCTATCTAACACAATGTATTTCTGCCCACCCTGAACCCTGATAAGCATAACCTTTTCACCAGCTTTCAAAGCAAGATGCACCCTAAAGGATTTTGTACCTTTGTAATCATGGTTATGGGATGCAAAGGAAGAATCACCGCTTCCACCGCTTTTATCTTCTGTTTTGTGGTCTACTGTCATATTTACAGAAAAATCTTGAACCAGTGTAGTAAGAACCAACTGCTTTTCTGTAAGGGTCATTTTTTGGTCAACAGAAATCTTCAAGGGGGATGGGCTTATTACTGTTCCAAAGTAAATGCCTGAAGGCATAGATGCAAACACCGCATCCAGTGCAGCCTTCTTGATATTTTCAACCGATTTAGCAGCTACATTATTAGGCAATAAACTCACCCCCTCTTAAAGTTAAATCCATTGTGTGTAAACTTTCGCTGAAAGTATGCTTTGCCTGTTCTACAAGCAAGAAGGAATTAGCAATAATATCACCCAGGTTCAAGGAAACTGCTACCAGCGTTCCCGCCCTAACCCTGACATCACCAAAAGCACCTTTAATAGTAAGGTTGCGGGTTTTCTGATTGTAAAGACTTAGTAAGGCATCAGCTTTTGCTTTTCCGTTTGTCTTTTCATCAATGGTTTCAAAATACTGAAGAACACCCCATTGATTGATGTTAGAACCATCTTGGGCAATATAGATTTCTCTTTTGCCTGATTCTTCATTTTCATAAACCAGCTTAATTTTGTTGTAAGTTTCCCCATCAATACTGGAAGTGTAATCAAAGTTTTCACCAGTATCTTCATCAATCAGGATTCCAACCTTCATATTTCCAATATTCTTCAGGGTAAGCTTTCCAAAATCATCATACAAAACATACATTTCTTTTTTACTTGTTAAGGTTAAATCCAAGGCATTTTGAATAATATCAAACAAGGTTTGGTTATCCTCAACCCTGGATTCAATCTTAAATTTTGTATCTTCCAAAGTACCACACTGCAAATTGAAATCCTTTGCAAGCATCTGAACCACTTCAGAAGCAGTTTTGTTAGAATAAACATAGGTATCTTTATTTTTCAAATACCGCAACTGGTCATAAGCAGTAACAGTAATAATACCTTGCTTATCCCTTTTCTTTTGGAACACAAAGCCATAAAAAACTTTTTGCCCATCAACCTTCAATCTAACAGCATCACCTTCAGTAAAATTCAGGGTTGCATCTTTCACCACTTTGAAAGTTAAGCTTCCTTGAACCCCCTTTCTTTCGGTTTGCCATTGGATTTCACCAGTTACAATGGGTTGATAAACTTTGCTTCCATGCTGAATCAAAAGTTCATAAGACATAGAAGAACCCCCTTTCTGTTATGGCAAAGTAAGAACTTGCCCAACATAAATTAAATTAGGGTTCTTAATCTTATCTTTGTTCAGATTATAAATTTCAGTGTACTTAGCACCATTACCAAGGTATTTCTTAGCAATGTTCCAAAGGCAATCACCCTTTTTTACTGTATAGGTTTTCTTTTGTGGGGCTGTTTCGGCGGGTCTTTGTGTTTCAACAGTTGCCTTTGGTGTTTCTTGCTTCACAACCACCTTAACAGTTTTTGTTGAATATGCTTTGTACTGCTTCAGCTTAATGGTAATCTTCAAATCAAGTCCATTCTTAGCATCTTCAGAAATCGTGTAATCTTCCAAACTAACCTTAATGTTAGTGTTGAAAAGCATCTTTCCTGAAGGGTTTGTTCTGATAACAATGAACTGGAAGGGCTTTTTCGAAGATTTCAGCCCTTCCAGCTTGCTAAGATAGTAAGAAGCATTGTAAGTGGTAGAAGCAAAAGGATATTTTACTTGTGGAATCAATGCTTCAAAACTTAATTCTGTAAGCCCAGGAAGCTTCAGAACATTCACATCACCTTCATTGATAAGGTTGATTGTTTTGTTGTTGCTCTTGATTTTTGTATCAAGTTTGGAAGGGGTAACAGGAAGTTGCACACCATCCAAATAAAATGTATATGCCATTAGTCATGCACCCCTTCCGCAGCAGTTTCAAGAACTTCAGTGAAATCAGTGTTCCACTTTTCCATAACTCCATCAATATCCATATCAGAACTGATGTTGTTATTGTTGGTCTGTTCAATGGTGATTTCAGCAGTGGTAAATCTGTTAATGGTTTCACGCTCTGCAATATCCTTCATGTATTCAACAGAATCTTCCATTGCATCCATAGAATCAGCCATTGCAGCAGTGCTACCAGCAGTATCACCAGTATTCTGATAAATTCCATCCAATGTTGTTGCAGTGTTGAAGGCATCCAATGCACCATCAGAACCCCCACCAAAAGCACCACTTACCTTATCGGCAACACCATCACCCCAAGCAGCACCAGCATCAAATGCTTCAGAAGCCCAACCGCTTTCAAAAACATCAAATGTGTTGAAGCCACTGTTGAAGGCATCACCAATATTTTTGTATTCTTCTTTGCTTCCATACGCTTCAGCAGATTTTGCAGCATATTCATCAGCCTTTGCACTGATTCCTGAATAATCGAATTCCACAAAGGGAAGCTTATTCAGTGCAGCACAAATTCCTTCAACCACTGTTAAAGCAGTAGAAAGCAAGCCAAAAAACCAACCCTTAATGTTTGCAATTACATTGTGGAAAGCAGTACCAATATTGGAAATACAAGCACCTAAAGCTTCCCAAATGCCCAAGGCAACATTTGCGATAAACAAAGCTGCATTCTTAACCGCCTGAATTGCTACATTGATTCCACCAGTGATAACACCAAAAAAGCTGTTAGCAACACCAGTTGTTTTTGCAATCCACTGACAAACACCAATGATAGCAGCAATTACCGCAATAATCAGAAGAATAATCCAGGTTAAAGGGCAAGCAAGCAAAGCTGCATTTAAGCCATGTTGGGCAACAGTAGCAGCAAAGGTTGTTCCAGCTTGCATTGTATCAGCAGCAGCCTTAACACCTTCAGCCAAAGCTTGTGCTGCAAGGATTCCATTTGTAATTAAGGAAACTGCATTGTAAGCAATGAAAGCAGCAACAACCGCCCAAATGATAGGTTCAATCCAACTCCAATTGTCATACACAAACCCCGCAACAGAAGCAAGGGCATTAAAAGCAGCAGTTGCGATAGAAGCAAGGGTTGTAATTGCACCAATTGCCCCATCAACAAGGTTATTAAACTTATCTGTGTTCACAACTTCATTGATTTTCTGAAGAATAGGTTGAAATTCCATAAGGGCTTGATTCTTGATAGATTGCCATACTTGCCCAATGGTCTTAGGCATAGATTCAAATTTAGCATTGGTTTCATCAGCAGCACTAAGCATTGCATTCTTTACAACATCCGCTGAAAGCTGCCCTTCTTGTGCCATTGCTCTAATCTGCCCAATAGGAACATCCAAGTAATCTGCAATTGCCTGAATGATTGTAGGGGCTTGCTCAAACACTGAATTCAGTTCTTCACCACGAAGAACACCTGAACCCATAGCTTGTGTAAGCTGAAGCATAGCAGCAGAAATACCTTCTTGGGATGTACCAGCAATGGTAAACTGCTTATTAAGCTGTTCCACAAAGGCAA